AGAACTCGGTTTTGTTACCGAAATAATTACTACAATGAAAAAACGGCAAATGATCAAGGCCGTTGCAAAAGTTCGATTTAATAAATCTAATAACAATATTACCATGAACAAAAAAGAATTCGAAACCGCCGTTGATACCAAATTCGAGGGAATATTCAACAGACTCAAGAAATTAATCAAAGGTGCCAGCGCCCAGGCGTTGACCACAACCGCCGCCGATGGAACCGTTCTCGATTTCGGGGATCAGGTTGAGACCGTTGAGGAAATTGCGGCTGGAATGACCGCCACAATCGAGGGCGGAGGTATTCCCGATGGCGATTATGTTATGCCGGACGGCTCAACATATGTATTTGATTCCGGTACCCTTACCGAAATCAAGGAACCCGAGGGCGAGGATGAGGATGTTGAGGCATTAAAGGCCAAAATCGGTGAACTTGAGGCGGAACTTGAAACGGCAAAGGCCGAGAATGCAACGATTGTTGAGTCAGTTGAGGCATTGAAAACCGAGATTACCGAGGTAAAGGCCCAAATCAAATCAGATCTCAAAGGGTTCGAACCCGATAAGAAAAAAACAAATGAATCCGGGAATCCGGAAAACCGTTTTTCAGGGAATAAACCAAAAACAGGAGTATAAATTCATTCAAAAGTAAACCATAAAATAAAAATATCATGGCAAGTTTAATCGATCTTTCATCCTTAACCCTGAATCCCCAGGAGGCATTGAGCGCAAGCGAGGCAGTTTTCGAAATGGTATATTCGAAACCCGCAATCGATTCCGTTCATATGGTTGCAACCGGCATCCAAATGCAAACCCAAATTCCCTTTTATGGTCAATATGGCCTCGTTGGGAAGAAGTCATTGGGTTCCTGCAATGTTAATGCGGAAACAAAATCCATTGAGGCAACCCAGAAATACTGGACACCACAATTAATCAATTTCCGGTTAACGCATTGCCAGGAGGATGTTAATCAGTTGTTCAAGATGTGGAAACGTTCTCAGAATGCATTGAAAACCTGGGAGGAAATCGAGAACGAAATGCTGGCATTTCTTGCGGATCGCCTGGTTGATGCAACGGTTAATTCAATATTGCGGATATCCTCATTCGGGGATACCTCGGAAGACAATGTTTCCGGTGGAGGAAATATTACAAACGGAACATCGAAATTGTATTTCACAATGATCGATGGAATCTGGGCTCAATTTATTGCGGGTGTTGCCGCCGGCACTGTTCCGAGGTACACAATCAATGAGAATGCCGGGGCCAATTATGCCGCTCAGGATAATCTGGCGGCAGATCGGGCATTACTCGCCATGAGATCGCTGTATAATAATATCGATTCCCGGGCGGAGGATGCCGGCGGGTTGGTATTTCAAATGACTCGCAGTTTATTCAAAAACTGGCAGGATTATCTTGAGGATAAATCCCTCGCATTTACTTTGATGAGAACTGAAGAAGGAAAAGGAACAACGAAATGGGCGTACCGGGGCATACCGATCATTGTACGTAACGATTGGGATCGCATCATTCGTGCGTATTTCGATACCGGAACCAAATATTATCTGCCGCACCGGATGTGGTTAACTCCAATCGGGAACGTTCCAATCGGCACCTCAGATGATGGAAATTTCAACGAGTTCGATATGTTTTATGATAAGACAGACAAAAAACATTATTCGGATGTTGCGTATTACCTTGATGCAAAGGAACTTGAGGAATATCTTGCGGCGGTTGCATATTAGACCATCCGCATTTTTGTACTGATTATAAATATTCTAAATAATATAACGATATGAGTTGTTTATCCGCAATTACCGCCGCAATTACAAATGCTTGCACAACCGTCCCGGCGGCGGGATTAGAAGTCAAGGGATGGGCTTTCAATCGTTCCGAGTTTACATTTACGCCGGACGTTAGTAATGCCGCCCTGATTGATGCTATTACGCCACTGGATTTGCAAACATCATATCCGATTACGGCGGTTAAAAAGGAATTCAATGCGGGATCGGACGGGATTATTTCTGATAATTTGCCGGATTTGTTTAATCATTATGTTGCATTACAGGCATATGAACGGGATTCCGATTCGATCAAAAATATGGATGAGATGGATGATCTTGTTATTGTTCTCGAATTAAAGGGGCCGAAAACGGAAGGTTGTTTTGTAATGCTCGGCCTCGAAACGGGATTACATAAATCATCGTATGCATGGCGGGCTAATGACAATAACGGAATACCAACGTATGAATTTACCTCAAGAGAGGGTGAGGGCGAGAAATATTCCAGGTACATATTTTGGGATACCGATTATGATACATCACTTGCCGCCCTTGTTGCAACTGAGTCATAGAAATTGAATGTCATTATGGCAATCAGATAAAACGGATGAGGAAAAACTCGATATATTGCTATCTCACACATTCGATGAGATAAAAAAGGATCCGGATTTAATCGTAACACTTTTGCAATTATCAGCTAATTATTTTAACTTGCCTCATTCAACGTGCGAAAAAGATCATTTTTGGAAATATAATAAGTTGAAAACATTACAAAAAAAATCAAAACAATGATACCCGAAAGACTCGAACAATATCTCGATAAGAAATACATCCTCAAATCTGGCAGGATGTTATATCATAATCATGAGCATTTTAACAACAATACGTTAACGGATAAGATTGCCGCCGCCGCTATTAAAAAGAATCCTGCCCTTGAGGGTAGGTTCATCAATGAGCGGGAACGCAAGGTTTTGGAGGCTAAAGTTGAGGGGCATCATGCCGTTGTTGATGCACAGGCATCCGTAAACGATGAGGCCGTTGAAAAGGTTGTTGAGGCGTTGATTGAGGCCGGAGAATTTGCGGATGCGGAGGCCGAACTTGAGAAATTGAGCGTTGAGGAAACGAAAGAAAAATTACTCAAGGAAATCGCAAAGGCAGAAAAGGCCGTTGTTGATGAAAATGCTACAAAGAAAAAGGCGGAAAATACTGCAAAGAAAAAGGCGGATGAGGATAAAGGCGATACCGGGGATAAATAGCAACAAAGAGCGATGAATAATAATGCAAAGAAAAATCTCACTTGGAGAATTGCCGCAACCGTTTATTGTAAAAACGGTAAAGGCCGAGGGAATTGAGAAATACGATATTGACAATGCGTATCCGTCCCGTATGGAACGGATTATTGACGGGTCTGTAACCGCACGATCATCAGCGGGGATGTTGGCCCGCTTCCTCATTGGGAACGGTTTTGAAGATAAAATCCTCAACGCTCTCATAGTTGGCAAAGACCGTTACGAACGCCCAATAACCGCATATAAGTTACTCAGACAAATTGCGAAATCATTAGCTTATTATGCTGGCTTTTATGTGAGAGCGCAATTCAACGCAAATTTCGTTGTTACAGCATTCGATCACACCAATTTCAAATATTGCCGGTTCGGATTAAAGGACTCGCAAGATTACTCGGGGAAAATCGTTGTCTACAACAATTGGGATAAATCACAATCTCCGAGGACAAATAAAAAAGATTATATCCGTGTTGATGTTTGGAATTCAAATGAGCAAGTTATCAAATCCCAGATCAAAAAGGCTGGATCCGTTCAGAAATATAAGGGGCAAATGTTTTTCAATTTTACCGATGAGTATAATTTATACCCATTATCTCCAATTGATCCGGTTCATTATGATGCAGATACTGAGAATCAGATAAGCAAATTCAAAAACGGCGAATTGAGGCGAGGATTTTTCCTGAAAAATATCATTTATCATTCAAGGTTCGAGACTCAAAAGGATGCCGATGATTTCAAAGATAAGATTCTCGATTTCCAGGGCGGCGGACATAAGTATTCATTCCTGGTACTTGAGGGATCTTTCGATGAGGAAGGGAATTTGAAAGAAGGTGAGAATATCAAGATCGGGGCGATTGAGCAAAACATCGATGATAAACTTTTTGAATCATATGAGAAATCAGGGATAAACAGTATTCGCAAGGCGTATAATGCGATACCGCAAATTCTGATTGATTATGAGGATGGAAAACTCGGCACAACATCGGGCGAGGCATTATTCCAGGCATCCGTATTTTACAATCAAATGACTGAGGAATTGAGAAAATTCATTTCCGAATCATTCCGAGAAATGTTCAAAAAATGGCATGATACGACATACAACGATAAGGATTGGACAATCGAACCGGGGATCCTCGGGATACAATCGGAGTCCGGCGGGGAATTGTCTCTCAATATACCATTAAAGAAAGGGGGGGAATAATGGCGTTACTTTGGACATATTCAGACCAACAGCAAATAAAGCCGATATCGAGTAATTTCCCCCGGGAACAATTCGAGCAATTGCAAAACGAGGTTCAGGCCGTTGACCTGCAAAAGTTATTAGGGTTTGATTTTTACCAGGATATAATACAGAATCCAACATCAACGGCAAATGCCGCTTTGTTGGACGGCGGAACATATGTTGTTTCGGGCGTAACGTATTCATATGTTGGCCTTAAATATACCCTCGCATATTATTTGTATGCAAGGTATGTAAAAGTTTCGAGCCACAAGGACACATACGGTGGCATTGTAAAAAAGAATTTTGAGGAATCCCGGGAATTGAATGAGGGGGCTAACGCTAATTATCGAAAAGATTTTCGCATTATTGCGGGGAAATATTGGGAGGAAAATGAACAATTTTTGATTGCCAATTACTCCGATTATCCATATTATTATTCAAATCCGCTGCCCCGTTCATGTTGGGCCTCGGATAGTTACAATAGAGGTTTTTGTATTTAAAAAAATATAATCATGAAAAAAACACTATTTCTCATAATCGGATTAACGATATCCGTCCTTGCATTTTCACAATTGCAAGTACAATCGGATACACTTTATGTTCCAACTGGAACAGATTCATTATTTTCTTTCAATGGATTTGCTCCGGGCGGGATTGCTGCTGAAATTGATTTCACCACAGCGGATGCGTTTGATGGAACATTGACATTTGGTGGTTCTGGTTCCCGTTTTGATACGCTTAACGGTGTTTGGGATGATGTAAATAATCCATTTACGTTGAATCTCACTAATTTCCCGGATTCTATTGCAAGGATTGAAAGAACAGTAGGAAATTATTTTCCATCACTGGATATATTATTGACAAAGGGATCATTAACACCTGGATTGAAATTTCCGATTACGATATATTTTGATAGGTTTTAAAATCAAGATCATGAAAAAAATCATTTTTATTTTATTCTTATTTATCCCGGTCTTATTATCGGGACAATCTGAAATAATTAACTTCGATCCCGCATCGGGTGATCCCGCTGATAGTTCTTTCACTTCTATTGATGTTGATACGGTGTTTTTCGCAAACGATTCGACCTACATCACGGGCGATGGTGATACGATAACGATCACTGTTGACGATGTTGACGGGATGTACATCACAAGCGACGGGAGCAAGTCAAAGGTTGTTGTTACAGACACTTTTAATATAGCGGATTTGGCTTCGAGTAATACGCTTGTACTTACTCCCACATCCACGGGTAATGTAGACACTTTAGAGACCACCGACATCACCGAGGTTACCTTAGACACTTTGGATGTGGATTATATAGAGGCTAATAGTAGGTTAATTGTTAGTCCAGTAGTTTCAGGTTCGGCGGCTGAACCTTCACTTGCTTTTGGTGATGGGAATACAGGGTTTTATGAGAGTAATGATAATGTATTAGCATTTACTTGCTCAGGGGTACAATATTGGCAAATGTTAGGTGGTATTTTATACGGGAACGGTGCTAATAGACCATCAATACGGTGGAATACAGATTCAGATGCTACGACCCCTGTTTATCATGCTAAACGGGATGATACAAACACGGGTGTTGGATCAGCAGGTTCAGACTCCCTCTCTCTCATAGCTGGAGGCGTTGAAGGCATAAGAGTAGCCGAAGGTGGTGGAGCGATAAAAGTAACGGTAACGGACACTTTAGAAATAAAAGGGGCCGGAACTTTAAGCCTGCACGAAACAACGACACCGGGAGCAGTATCCGATTACGGGAAGATTTACACCAAATCAGACAATAAGCTATATTTTCAGGACGGTGCAGGAAATGAACACTTAGTGACACTTGGAGCTTCGGACTACGGAGAGATGGGGAATGTCGAAGGCTCAGTAGCTACAGAGGTACTTGCCGAAGCAGATCAATGGTACGGGTGTTATCATGCCAATATCAATGCAGGGGAATTATTAGGATGGACATATACAGACGGTCAGGCCGGGGTGATAGCCTCCACAGGAACTACTCCGGGATCAAGTGTTACAATTAACGATGTAGGACACGGATTGTCTGTGGGGGACTGGATATTCATTAATGGTACGACTTCATATAACGGTGTTTATGAGGTTGCTACGGTTCCTAATTCTGACAGTTTTACTATAGCTGAAACCAACTCCGAAGCAGATGAGGGTGGTGGTAATGCAGCATGGCAGGAAGGGAGTTACTTAGAATGTGCTACAGCTGGCTTTTACCGAGGGGTGTGGACAGCCAATGTCACTCAGTCAGAGAGTGCGGCACGGACAACGCATCTGGCGCCTTTTATCAACGGCACAGGAATGACGAAGGCTTATTCTCGTGTTTATCTTGAGAACACTAACGACATTGCTCAGCCTCACGGGAATGGACTTATACACTTTTCTGTTGGTGACAGGATCCACTTTGGCGTAAAAACAAGCGATGCCCAAACGATTAATTTTTTAGTCAGGAATGTAAGCATACACTAATATGAGAAAGCTAATATTTCTATTGTTTTTTTGTGGTTCACTGGCGGCACAGGATTACGGCCAGTTTAAGGTTGACTTCCTTGCTTACCAGCCTACGGTGTGGGAGCAGGTGAAAGCTGATCCGGTTTTTGTCCCTTCGGTAATTCTGGCGGGGACGTTTGTTGTCAATGAGGCTATAATACGAACGATGGTACATAATGGAAACATGGCGGGGATAGACCGTCCTACGGTGATTGTTTTTGCTGTAGGTAGTCTGGTGTCTCTTGCTGTTTATTTTATAAGGACATGAAAAAATTACTATTTCTTTTATTGCTTATTCCTGCGTTGTCTTTCGGGCAGAAGGTGCTGACGTATGGCGGGAAGGTTTTAACCGATGGAACGAATGTATTAACATTTACAGAAGCCGCTTACTGTGATGAATACCAAGCCGTATATGATGCATTCACAACTAAGCCGAGTGATGCCGTTGCCTCAAATCAGGATATTCTCGTTTCTACTTTAGTTGCTTCAGGGGTGTGGGCGAAACTGGATGTTTTCTATAATTATGCTCAGACCACCAATGGAGATGCACTAATAAACTGGACTAATCCGGGAACCTTTGACGCAACCGCATATTCCGCTCCTACTTTTACAGCTTTAGAAGGCTTTACCGGTGACGGCTCGGCAGATTACATCGACTGTAACTGGAATCCAAGTTCTGACGGGGTGAACTATGTGCAGAATAGTGCGAGTATTGGGGTTTATGTAAGAACTGATGCAGTTGGGATAATGTCGGATATTGGGAGCCATGATACAGGAAGCGGATTTCAAGTAAGGATATATCCAAGACTTGTATCTGGTGATAATTGTTCAAATAGGATAAACGATGGAGCTACTTTAACTTATGTTAATGCTGATAGCCGGGGAATGTATGTTTTAATCAGAATTGCGTCTAATATAAGGGCTACTTACAAAAATAAAGTCAGTAAAGCAAATGATACAGAGGTTTCAACGGGGGTTGTGAATCTTAATTTATATACACTAGCTAAAAATTTGGACGGTGCGGCATCTGACTTTTCGACCAGACAGATCTCTATGGCTTTCGCAGGTTCAGGACTATCCACCGATGATATAACAAGCATCACAGATGCTTTTGAGGTTTATATGGATTCAAACGGGAAAGGAGTAATACCATGAGACTAACCTTCATATTATTATTTGCTTGTTCTACAATCTTTGGACAGGTACAGCACAAACCACCGGGATTCATTCAGAGGATTCCCGAACCGGTCAAGGTATTGTCAATATTCACCGCCTCAATCGTTTTAGACGCTGTAGGAGACGGTTTATACGATAGTGGGGATAAGATGTGGGGTCACACCTTTCAAGCCGCCTCAACGGGCCTATTGGTCGCCTCACCGCTATTCCTGAACATGGACAGGGATAACTTCTGGTGGTATCTGATAAGCTATACAAGTTTCAGAATTGCCTTCTTTGATTACACGTACAACCTCACGCGGGGATTGCCACTGGAATACCGGGGAAATACAAGCTATTGGGATAAGGTAGTAAACGAATTTAACCCACCGTCAACGCTATGGCATAGATCGGCTTTTTTGACTTTAGGGATAGTCATTCCAATACGAGAATTATGAAAAATGAATGCATACAAGAGGGGCGGATTGATCAGATTGAAAAAAATCTCAACTCATTAAAAAAAACAGTCATGGGAAACGGGCGTAATGATGACATAAAAACGGTGGTTAGCGGGTTCGCAAAGTTTCAAACAGAGATAGAAACAGAGAAGGCTGTCATGGATAAATCCAGAGAAGTGAAGCAATGGAGAGTGCGCACCCTTGTGGCTGTAGCATTCGGAGTGGCAGGAGTAATATTTACAATAATTCAATTAATAATTTGATTATGAAAAAGAAAACGAAAAACATTTTAACGTCAACTTTTGGATTAGTGTTTGCCGCGGGTGATGTAGGACTGTGGCTGGCTTCCCGGTTAGGAGTTATCGATTATGACATGGGCATTGTTGAGGTGCTGGTAATTGCCGCTTTGTCGTATCTGTTGATTCAGGCGTATAACGACACCTTGCAGGCATTTGCCAAAAAGATACTGAAGCTGAAATGATGGACATACTCAAAATTGCTTTGTCTCAATATGGCGTCACTGAAACCAAAGGGGTAGAGAATAATCCCGAAGTGATGAAGTACTATCATGAGACAGGACGTACATGGGTCAGCCATGACGAGACGCCGTGGTGTGATGCCTTCATGGATTGGTGCGCAATGAAGTCAGGATTAAAGCATACGCCGGGATTACTGGCAAGGGAGTGGCTAAAAGAAGGTAAGAAAGTAAGACCCGAAGATGTGAGTAAACTGATAGTAGAGATTCCGATACTTGTTATATATTGGAGGGTATCCATTGAAAGCATATACGGGCATGTGGGATTAGTGATGAGACACACACAGTATACAGATTGGACGCTGGGAGGAAACCAGGGTTATATAGGACAGGTGAACATCACCCCTTATCCTGTCAATGGCGCTAAAATGGGTGTATTAGGTTACAGAAGATTAACAGAGTAAAAAATTTTAAAGTATGAAAAAATATACTTTTCTTTTAATCGCTATTTTAATTGCCGGCTGTAAAACAACTCAGCAGGTTCCCATACAATCTACAACCGAAATTAAAGATACTGTGATTATCACTGAAGATCCTGTGTGGACTGTTCCGATGGAGGTGTATTGGAAAATGTTGTTCGAATGTGACAGTAATTACGAGGTACTCTTGCGCGACTATGAATCGTTAAACACAGGGTTACATGATGCCGTGGAAATTCGTGAAGTAATAAAGTGGCGTGAAGATAACACCCGCGTAAAACAGTTGTCTGTGAACATCTCCGCCCTGATAGATTCTATTGAGATGCAGAACACGACTATCGAAAGGCTACGCAGGGAAAGGGTAAAGGTTGAGGTTCCTGTTAAAGTCCCCGGCCCTGAAGTGATAAAAAATTCCCACTTTGCGAACTTCACTATCTGGTTTTTCTGGATCGCTGTCATTGCCGGAGTGTGCTATGTTATTGTGAGATTCAAACTCTGGAAAGTGTTTTTTAAAAATATATAATTTCTCGCTCTGTTTTGTTCTTTACACCCTGAAAAGGCCCGGCATTCCGAGTTAAATCCGCCATATCTTTATATCATAATACTGAAACAAACACTTAACACAATGAAAAACAAAAACGAAAGATTAACGGCTATTTACAAATACGCTAATTATGCCACAAGTTCTCAGCGCAAAGCTCTAATGGATATTTTATTGGCAACAGCGTCAGATAGACAGATTAAAATTGCGATTGAAGAACTCAATATAAAGCAATAACACCAATACAATGAAAACAACAATTGAAATCACCGGAGGTATCAACTCCACAGAAACCGTTAAGGCTGCCTTTAACACACGTTTTGCTGAGTACGAAGAAAAGAACATGAGGTTCAACAAAAAGATGTACACCTTCTTCTACAACTCAGAAAAGGAAGCCGCTCAGGCCATTAAGGATGCCGGAGAGCAATTAAGACTTGACGAACCGGATTATCAAGGACTGGAATGGTCAGATAGCTGGTTGACTTATGATGCTGCTACAGCTCAAATTGTTAATTAAACCTTATTTATTATGAAATCAGCAACGAATAAAAAAACATGCACCCTTATTAATGCCCGGTTTAGCTGGATATTGGAAGTTGACGGGCAATCCATTAATTTTCAGCAAAGGAGTAACGCAGATTATTTTGCAGCACATTATGGAAAACTCGGATATATTATAAAATGGGAGCACGTTTAACGTGTCATAAAAACCAACAAAATGAAAACAATTAAATTAGGAGACACCGTAATCCCTACAGTTCTTCCAGAATTAAAGGGCAAAGTTACAAGGATACAGCCCCGTGCAGGATGGAATGACGAGACACTTTACACTCTGGAAAACGGAACAGTCTGGAGCAAACTACAGTTCTTCCAGAATTAAAGGGCAAAGTTACAAGGATACAGCCCCGTGCAGGATGGAATGACGAGACACTTTACACTCTGGAAAACGGAACAGTCTGGAGCAAAAATCAACTGCAATGAGAAAATACATCATTTTCCTGCAATCAATCAATGATCCGCTCCGGGCCGAATCCTGGGGCACACTAACCAAGTTATGCCGGAACCATCCTGAATTTAATTATGACAGCCTGAGGAACAAGAAATTCCCATTCGAGCAGGGCGGATTCCGGTTCCTAAAACTCAATCATGATGAATTGACATTATTTAAAGGTATCATTTAACACTTAATACGATGCAACAACAAATGACACAACCTGATCCCGGCCCTGATGCAATGCTTTTCTGTAATTGCGACAAATGTGAGGGCAAAAAAGATGAGCACTTCAATGATATGCTTGATCCTGAAGGTGACTGTATTTCCAGGTATTGCGCTGATATTGTTTTCCTTGAGGATTATTACAATCAGGTGTTAATGCCCTGTAATCGCATTACGAATGCAGACTATGATTTATCGGTGTTAGGCCCACAGGAGTTCTTTAAACGTAACCATATACCTTATACATTGGAGGTGCTGGGTGAGTGCTTGAAGCCAAGATCATGAAAGTATTAATCGCTTGTGAATTTTCAGGGATAGTTCGAGAGGCGTTTAAAGCCAGAGGGCATGATGCGTGGAGTTGTGATTTACTGGATACCGAGATTCCGGGACAGCATATTAAGGGTGACGTATTAGAGATATTGAATGATGGATGGGACCTAATGATAGGGCATCCGCCTTGTACTTATATCAGTTATGCGGGGATGTCAAGTTGGAATAATCCGGGCAGAGTATTTAAGCGACTCGTTGCGTTAGAGTTTTTTGCGAAATTATGGGAGGCTCCTATTAATAAAATATGTTTGGAAAATCCCAAAAGTTGTGCAAGCCCAGTAGTTGCAAAGTATTCACAGGAAATTCAACCGTATTATTTTGGGGATTATCATTTAAAAACAACCTGGCTTTGGTTAAAGAATCTCGATCCGCTTATCTGGAATAGCGAGCATACTTTATTTGAACAACAAACATCAAGCGGAAAGCCAGAACCCCTGTCGGTTGATAATACTACAAGGAAGAAAAAGAGATATTTTACTGACGCATCGACTCGTAACCCAAAAGAACGGGCGCGATTTTGGCCGGGAATTGCTCAAGCAATGGCAGAACAATGGGGATGATTAAAACCTAATTGTTAAAACCCTGATTTGTTAATAACATTTTAATAACCTATATTTGTAAAACACTTATCAAACACTTTTAAACAATGAAAATAGGAAAAATACATAGCCAGTCGATTGAAAACCGGATGTTGATTGATAATATCAGCGTTGACTTTTATGGTAATGAGCTGTTTAAGGTCACGTTCAGCTATCGGCAAAATGCAGATGAATCGATGATGATTATCAGAGTATCGGAGCGGAAAAAATACCATGCATTTCCCGGAACCTTTGGGGTGAATTGATTTTTATTTTGTATATTTGATATGGGAATGAAGCAGGATTCAGATACGGCAATTCGTGATGCCCGAAAGTTAGCAAGGTACTGAGACAGTCCGTTAGCCGGATATTCATTCCTTTACACATTAACACATAAATAGAGCGAAATGACATTACCTTACATCTCCAAACCCTCGGAGATCACCAATGAAAACTATCACAACGCACCTGAGTTCAAAGAATTTTGCAGCTCATCCATGCTTAAATTAATGTTGGTGTCTCCCAAATACGCCCGCTATACATTAGACCATCCTGAAAACAAGGACTCTGCCGCCAAATCTCAGGGATCTGTATACCATTCTCAGCTTGCCAGCCTGACCAACAAGGGTGATCTGTCTGATTTTGAAAAGGAGTTCTTTATCTTCAAGCCTCCGGTCAATCCCCGGACAAACCAGCCATACGGATTCGGAACAAAGGCATACCAGGAGGCCGTTGAATGTGAGATCGATTCAAACCAGGGGCGGGAGCCATGCTCAGAGGAACAGGAAAAAATAGCTGAAGCAATGATCGATGAGCTACTGAATGTCAATACGCATCTATCTCCGA